AGGTGCCGGTGGTTCGGGTATTGTGATCATTTCCTATATTTCGCCTTTGATTGTGCCCCCGCCATTCAACCCGACGTCTCTATCTGCTCCCCTTATTACTTGGTTTGATGGCAAAGTAGGTCTTACTACATCATCGTGGACAAATCGGGGAACCAACGGTGGATCAGCGACGCTCACTGGTGCGACACTCACAACCATTAATGGTAATTCGGCAGTCACATTTACCGGAGGCACAGGGTATGGCTCCTACACTCAGACCTACTCAGTACAACCTCGTGCTGTGTTTTGGGTCTTCAAGTTCAATGCTGCCCTTACCTCAACTCCTATCCCCCTCGCTGGAGGCACTACTGGAAATGACACCTATACACAAATCTATAGCTCTGGAGCACAACAATTCATGGTCCTTGCAGCGTTCGGAGGAACTTTAAGTATTCAAACGAATTTGTTCTCTGCAGATCAAAGCACCCTTCCTGCTGTATTCGGAGAGTTCGCCTCGGCGAATGCTGCCAATAACCTTGCCTACTACAACGGCACGTCATTATCGATGTCTATACGCGCTGCGGCGACTGGGTATTCAACAGGAAGCCGAACGGCATATTTAGGTGCATACGCCAATCCCAGCATCGTTCCGAATGCACAATCCATAACATGGTGCGAGGTGCTGTGCTATAACGGTGAACTGACGCCTAGCGATGTAAAACAAGTTGTGGACTACCTGCGAGTCAAGTGGGGAACACGCTAAAAATAAACCTCTTACCTTTCAATGGACTACCTTCTTGCTAAAGAACACTGGGCGTCGCTTGTTCGCGATTTCAAAGATGCCGAACGGGAATACGATATTCCTGCTTACAATTCCGAATGTCTTGCCAGGGATATCCTTGGAGCCGTTCGAGGCCGTATCCGTCAACTCAAGCTCTTTCGAGAGCATCGTGGTGAAGAATACGAAACAATGCTGAAAAAATTAAATGAACTATATGATCCTACGTCCGTTAAGCGTATTCTAGAGGATGAAGAGTTCTGGGAGGCTACTTTTACTCTGCGAGTAGTGTAATGTTTGACACTCTACGCGGCAATGCCGCTCGTGTCGTAGAGCACGGCCATTTTCTGATGGGCGGCGTCTTTTCGTGGCTTGCATACCTTCTGACGAAACCATGCGATCCCATCTATCTCTTGAGTGGAATTGTCCTTATGCCGCTATGGTTGTATTGGTCACACCGTATGCTTCATTGGATCCCATTGAACTCGAGTAGTCTCTATCCGGTGTTTCATATTTGGGGACACCATGGGTCTCCAAAGCCAATTACAAACCGCACTCTTGAGTTGATTGCCGAAACCGTATGGGAAGTTTTCTTCTGGGTATTCGTACCCATTTGGCTTCAGCACGTGTCTGGAATTCATATCATTCCGACAAGCATCGTTCTGTTAGGCTCGTTCATGTGGATCTCCATTCACATTTTCAATTATTCGATCTTTGGATCAGAAACTCATTCGCGGCATCACAAGGATGTGACCGTGAATTATGGACCTGATATACTTGATCACTTGTTCGGAACAAACTATGATCATACCCACGAAGACACGACGTACTACGTAATTAATGCGATGTTCTCTGCAGTTGCGGTTCTGTATCTCAAACACTCTCTACACTATACAGAGTAATGGAAGCCTGGGCGGTTGAACATTGGGAATGGACAATCCACAAGGCGCTCTTTTGGGAGAAGGATGATGTTCAAAAGGGCCGTATTGTTCGCCTCGTTCATTATTTCATAGGCTATGCGATCATCTTTCTTGTTGCGTTTTCTCACCTGATTTATCCCGCCTTTTGGCTACAGACATTGTCGCTCTTCATTGTTACGGCAGTTTGGATTCAGCATGTAACCTGTAATGGATGCGTCAGTTCAAAAGTAGAACAGAAGTTGATTGGAGACACTACGAGTTTTGTTGATCCAATTCTCCAGCTGTTTCATCTGGAACCTACAAAAGAACTAGCGATTTTTACGCTTATCGTCATTACCTCGATGGCTACGAACATTCTGTGGCTCGAATGGATTGCTCGTGTGTATCATAAGCTGGTTCCTATCCTCTTTCAGCGTATAGTCAAAATGGAATAATCTACACGCAAGAGTAAGAGGTAGTAAACATGGGTGATACTATCGTCGGAGTCCAGTTTGGTATCGCTAATCCCGACAACCTCGTCAAGCGTTCGGTCGTCGAAGTGACAACCGACAAGACCTACCAGAGCAATCAGCCCGTTCCGAATGGTGTCTTCGATGCTCGATTTGGCGTCATTGAGAACGGCAAGGTCTGTCCGACCTGTAAGCAAACCAACCAGTATTGTCCCGGACACTTTGGTCATATTCAGATGGCCCGTCCAGTCTACCTCTATCAGTTCTTCGATGTGGTTGAGAAGATTGCGAATGTGATCTGTCTCGCCTGCTCGAATCCTTTAACAACAATCCAGGAGCTCACAGACCTGAAGTCGACAGGTTTGTCTCGTTTCAAGGAGGTCCGTGATCTTCGTCCTATGCCGAGGAAGGATGAGGCCTTCGTCTGTCGCTCGTGTGCGACACCGATCTACAAGAAGATCGCCAAGGTCCTTGGCAAGGCTGCGACGCTCGAGGGGTATTCGACGGATCCCGATGCAGCTCCGGTTTCCATTCAGCCTGAGATGATCCTTCGCGCCTTCCAGCGTATCACGGATGAGAACTGTCGCCTTCTCGGATTCAATCCAGAGTTCGCTCGCCCCGAGTGGATGATGTGTACGGTTCTTGCTGTCCCACCCCTGACGGTCCGCCCGTCGGTCGTGATGGATGACAACCAGCGCATGGAGGATGACCTGACGCACAAGCTCATCGATATCCTGCGGGCCAATGACAAGGTTCGTGACAAGATCGATAAGGAGGAGTCAGCCGATCAGCTGGATAAGTATACGGCTCTTCTCCAGTATCACGTTGCGACGTACGTGGACAATGACATTAAGGGTCTCGAGCCCTCTGCTCAGCGTTCGGGTCGTCCTCTGCGTACCCTGAAGTCTCGCTTCGGAGCTAAGACGGGTCGTGTGCGTGGTAACCTGATGGGAAAGCGCGTGGACTTCTCTGCCCGTTCCGTCATTACGCCCGATGCGAACATCGAACTGGATGAGCTCGGTGTTCCGGAGGAAATTGCTACCAATCTGACATTCCCCGAGATTGTCTCTGCCTACAACCGCGAGCGCCTGATCGGGTATGTCCGCAACGGCCCCGACAAGCATCCTGGGGCCAAGTCGGTCTACCTCAAGGCCGATGATCGCACGCTCAGTCTTCGCTACGTCAATCCCGAGACGATTGATCTTCGCGAGGGCGATGTGGTTCACCGTCACCTCATCAACGGAGACATTGTGCTGTTCAACCGTCAGCCATCTCTCCACAAGGCTTCGATGATGGCTCACCGCGTCGTCGTCCTGCCGTATTCGACGTTCCGACTGAACGTTTCGGCTACGAGGCCGTACAATGCTGATTTCGATGGAGATGAGATGAACATGCACGTTCCTCAATCAATCGCATCCGCGACGGAGCTTCGCTACATTGCTAGTGTGCTTCGCAACATTATCAGTCCCCGTACCAACAGTCCGATCATCCAGCTCTTTCAGGACACGATGACGGGCGCTTACCGTATCTCACAGCCCGGTGTCAAGGTCCCCGAGCCGATTGCGATGAACATCCTTGCTCGGATCAAGCTTCCGTTTACTCGGAAGAACCGTCCTTGGACGGGTGGGGAGCTCATCTCTGCCGCCTTCCCCATGATGAATCACAAGGGCAAGATCACTCTGAAGAACGGTCAGCTCGCCGAAGGGAATGTGATCAAGAAGGCCGCCTTCGGTTCTACGTCCGAGGGTCTGCTCCACGTAGTCTATAATGACTTCAGCCCCGAGCGTTGCGGCAAGCTGATCAATGACATCCAGTCAATCGTTACCCAGTATAATTTGTATACTGGCTTCTCGGTTGGCACATCCGACCTGATTGCGAACCAGCAGACGCTCGACTTCGTGTCCGAGCAGCTGAAGACGGGCCGCGAGCGTGTGGCCACGATCCTCTCGGATATGCACGCAGGCCAGTTCGAGAATCTGTCGGGTCTGTCCAATGGCGACGAGCTTGAGGATAAGATCTCTTCCGCTCTGAAGGATGTTGCGGCCAATATTAACACCAAGGTCATTGAGTCGCTGTCCAAGGACAATCGCATTGTTCAGATGGTCGACTCGGGATCCAAGGGAGGTGAGCATAACATTACACAGATGGTGGCTCTTCTGGGACAGCAGCTCATCGAGGGCCGCCGTGTTCAGTATACGCTACAGGATCGTACTCTGCCTCACTTTGCGAGGTACGATGACGGCGTTGAGTCTCGTGGGTTCGTTCAGCATTCCTTCGTGGATGGTCTGATGCCTGCCGAGTTCTTCTACCACGCTCAGGCTGGTCGTGAGGGTCTGATTGACACGGCCGTTAAGACCTCGGATACGGGCTACATTCAGCGTCGTCTGATGAAGTCTATGGAGGACCAACATGTAGAGCATGATGGAACGGTCCGCAATGTGACCGGAAGTGTGATCCAGTTCGTCTATGGCGAGGACGGTGTGGATACGACGGCCGTCGAGTCGCAGGAGTGTCGTCTGGCTCTGATGACTCTGGAGAACATCTATAAAGAGTATGCCCTGACCCCTGACGTTGTCAACCCCTTCCTCAAGGAGGAGGTTACAGAGTGTCCGGACATGGTGGACGAGATTGTGGCGGATCGGGAGATGATGGTAAAGAACGTCTTCCGCTACCGCAAGAACGATACTGTGCTGGCGCCCGTCCACATGAGGCGCCTACTGGACAAGTATGGGAACACATATGCGACCAAGACGGATCTGACGCCCGCATATGTCGTAGCCTCCCTGGGTCGGTTCATCAAGGAGTTCCCGCATAGCAAGGTCTTCCATATGCTGCTGCGGTACTACCTGGCACCTAAGAAGTCGATTGTGATCCACCGTCTCAGCGTGGCTCTGTTCGATGAGCTCATGCGTGACATCCGCCATCGTTATATCAAGTCGCAGGCTCACTCGGGTGAGATGGTGGGTGCCCTCGCCGCCCAGTCGATTGGTGAGCCTACGACGCAGCTGACACTGAATTCCATCGCACACGAGGAGCGTGTATGGGTGAAGAATGGATCAGATGTCCGGTCGGTCAAGATCGGAGACTTTGTCGAAGAGTGGATCGCAAAGAGCCCTCAGCTGGAGACCCATCCAAACAATACAACACTTGCCTATATGCCCGAGGGATGGGAGACGATGTCCGTGGATGAGCGCGGAACAATTGAGTGGCGGAAGCTGGAGGCAGTCACTCAGCACCCTCCCGTCAATGAGGATGGATCTAACACGTTGGTGAAGATCCATACCAAGGGTGGACGGACAGTGTTGGCGACAAAGGCCAAGTCGTTCCTTACCAAGGGGGGCAACGGACTTCTCGTCCCAACTCGGGGTGATGAGCTGACGATCGGTTGTGAGGTTCCGCTGGCTGCAAGTATGCCAACAACAACCACGCGGGCTACGATCTGCCCTCTGGATTATATCGAGATCGGATTCAGGGATCGCCTTCCCGAGACCATCGTACTCGATGAGGTCTTCGGTCGATTCGTGGGTGCGTATATGTCGGAGGGGATGGCAAATGACCACGTAGTCAGCATCAGCAACAACGACGAGACCTTTCGAACCAAGGCACTGGAGTGGATTGATCAGATTGGGTTTCCGTACAAGACAACGGTTCAACACAACAAGATCAAGGATGGGTGGACATCAACGGATACAGTGATCCACTGTACTCAACTCGCACGCTTCATGATCGCTACATGCGGACGTGGATCGGCGAATAAGCAGGTTCCGTCGTTCGCATACTCTGCGCCCGAGCCGTTTGTGGTCGGGCTACTCTCTGGCTACCTGTCTGGTGACGGAACTGTGGGAGTTGGTGGACGGCGATGCATCAATTTCACGAGCATCAGTGAGCAACTTGTGGATGGCGTGAATGCCCTATTGTCTCGTCTTGGAGTTCACACTCGTAAGTCAAGGGAAATGGCGCATAAGAATACCCCGTTCAAGGCACATACATTCTGGTTCTCTCGTATCCCGGTGAATGAGTGTATCGCGCTTCGTTCGAAGATGTCCTTCATCGTCCCCAGCAAGCAGGAACGGTTCGAGGCTATTGTTCCGACACAGATTAAGTGCGTTCGGTCCGAGTTCATGCGAGTGAACAACATCATCTGGGATACTGTTATCTCCATCGAGGAGCAACCTTGCCCCACTCCCTTCGTCTACGATTTCACTGTCGAAGGAACACGCAACTTCGTCCACGCAAATGGTCTGTGTCTGCGCGACACCTTCCATTCTGCAGGAACGGTGAAGGCCAATGCGACTTCGGGAGTTCCCCGTATTGAGGAGCTTCTATCCGCATCGGCCAATCCGAAGAAGCCGGGTAATACAGTGTATCTGTCAGACGAGATTGCGTATTCACAGGATGCCGCCATTGCGAAGATGAAGGAGGTTCAGCGCACAACACTCCGCGACATCACAAAGTCTGTCCGCATCTATTACGATCCACACAGCGACGCCGTGGATGAGGATCAGGAGATTCTGGCCTTGTACGAAGAGTTCAAGATGACGGACGAGGTGAATTGTGCATCTCCTTGGGTTATGCGCATCGAGTTGATTGACGAGAAGCAGGTTGCTCGTAATACTCTGGACCTGACCGAGGTCCAGGCGCGGCTGCGTAGCAATCCCCAGCTGAAGTTGGTCAAGTGCCTCCATTCGGACGCATCGGCTCAGAAGCTGATTCTCCGGCTGATGTTTGATGAGGGTGCGATCAAGAACCCGACTCAGCTCCGGTTCTTGGAGGATAAGGTTCTGGACACGGTTCTAACTGGTGTCTACGGTGTTGGTGGCGTTCACATCCGTAAGGTGAAGAATGAGATGGTCTACAATGACAAGGTTGCGGGCTTCGAGCAGAAGGAACAGTATGTTCTGGACGTGGACGGAACCAACCTGTATGACCTGATGGTCTTCGATGGCGTGGATGGAACTCGTACCTTCTCAAATGACATCCACGAGATTAACGATGTCTTTGGTATCGAGACAGCGCGCCTGTCGATCTTTGAGGAGTTCTCCGAGGTCTTCGTGTCGGAGAAGGTCAACTACCATCACCTGAGCGTGTTGGTCGACAGCATGACATTCAGTGGCCGTATCGTGGCTGTCAACCGCTTCGGTATGAACAAGAACGAGACGGGTGTTCTGGCTCGCTCCTCGTTTGAGGAGACTAGCAAGAACATGTTCAATGCTGCGATGGGTTCTGAGGCGGACACGATGAGGGGTGTATCTGCAAACATCATGTTTGGTCAGAAGCCGCCATGCGGAACGGGTTTCGTGGATATTCTGGTAGACGAGTCTAGGCTGCCGGATGGTCAGGAGGAGTTCTTGGATGACACGACCCTCGAAGACGTCAATCAGCGCCTGGCTGCCTTGCCCGAGAGTGAGTGTCGTCTTGAGGACATTCTCATGGCGTGGTAACGCTTACGGTGTTTGGTTTTGCGACCCAACTTATGGAAAAGTCGTTCCTTACGACGATGGGTCTTGCGTCCTTTACCTTTGGAGGGCGTTAAGTCGGCTTCGACATTGGGATTACCTCTCATAGCTATCATAACCTCGGCAGCCGCTCTTTCGTATTCACTAATTTCTTCAGTAAATGGCTCTTCAACCGGCGCCGCTTCACGTTCGGCTTGCGAAATGGGTATGATGATAGGTGGTTCTTCCGAGTTAATAGCATTCGCGATGTCATCAAACGTCGTAATAGACTCCACGGCACGCCCCTTTGCCTTCGCCACGGCTGTCAGGGTTACCAGTTTTGAACCCCATTCTGTAATGTTTTGATTAATTATAGTTACCATTGGCATCAACTTGGCTTTTACGTACGGTCCACGATCGTCTACGAAACTTTTTATAGAACCATACTTTTTGCTTAATTCGGATCTCAACGATGAACTATCTGCTCTCGTCGAGTTGTATATTTTTGCAAGAAGGCCGTCTACCCTACGATCATCGACCGAACATGCAGTTCCATCTGCCGAAGGCGTCAGTAAAATCATGGCACTTTTGACTTGATTGCATATAGTATGGGCCCAGTCGTATTCTAACTTAAGGTACTCTTTAAATTCGGCATCTCCTTTATCTTTGGGTCCGTACAAGCTCCAGATCATCACACCTTGAGCAATAGGCAAAATATGTTCGCATTGTCCAGCATACCCAATCTGACGTTTCGTTGGCCTTAATGGAATTCCGATGCCGCAAATCCAACAAACCGTTTTTCCGCCGATAGGTCCAACTGTATTATTACACTGCGCACCAGCCGATGTGAGTTCCCATATATCACGAATTTTAAGAAGTCGTTTCTTTCCAGCCGACGTCGTGCCCGTTCCGGACTTCTGCCACTTATCAACGACTTCCGGTCCAAAAATTTTCAGCGCAAGTTCTGTTGGTCTGAGTGTGAATATGTCTTTGAGAGGACCAAGTGCCACACCACCCTCGACGTTGGCGTCTTCAATCTCTTCATCCTCAATTATTTTTTTGATTATACGTCTAGGTGACCCCTTTCTTAGAGGGACTTCTGGAGGACCTCCCGACGCTGGCATTACTCATGATCAACAAATATTTACCATAACTTCAGCTTACGGCGGCCACCCATCATCGGTGCTCCAGTTCCCTCTGCGAGAAACAGTGCATAGAACGGGTAGTACGTCGAGGCAAAGAAGAAGTCGATAATAGCCCATCCGATCGAACCGTACTTCAGGTAGGACAGTCGAGCAGCTCCAAGGTGCCACAGAAATACAACCACGAGTCCAAGCCCAATCATAATCGTCGTATAAATGCTCGCGGTCGTCGTAGACACGGTCGGGTCGGCAGGCTTGTCAGTTTCACCTGTTAGGGACGGGGGACTCATTTAAAAGAAGGACACGAAAATCTGGCGTAGTCACAATGGTCAACTTAACACATTCGGAACTTGCAGAAATCACGACCACCTCGTTACCGCGGGCAAGTCTTGATTCCCTTAATGAACTTCGTAACCGCATGTGTGCATCTAGCGAGTTCACACTTCAGCCAACTCAGAAGTTTCTCCGGCGCGTCATGTCTCCTGACTCACCGACTCGGAGCGTTCTGATGGTTCACGGGACGGGGGTTGGCAAAACGTGCACCGCGATTCAAATTGCGGAAGAATACATCATGCGACCCGAGTTTCAGGACAAGAAGGTGATGGTGGTGGCATCCCGTGCTGTCCAAGAAAACTTCCGAACTCAAATCTTTGATATGACCCGTGTTCACCTGGACGATAAGAGTAACACTCTCTCATCTAAGCAATGTACGGGTCGTCGGTATCTAGATATGCTGTTGCGTATTGAAGCCGAGCCGAAGAACTGGGCGAATCCCGAGATCGTGGACCGATTGGAGACAATCAGTGATCGTATCATTAGTGAGTTTTATGAGTTCTCCGCATACAATTCATTTGGAGCTATGCTGAACCGCAAACTGACGGGAACAGCAAAGGATATTGATGAAGGATGGATTCACGATAACTTCGACAATCGCCTTCTGATCATTGACGAGGCTCACAATATTCGTGCGAAGGATGAGACGACAAACAAGGAGATCTCCACAGGTCTTGAACGCCTTGTCAAGATAGCGAACGGAATGGTTCTCGTTCTGCTAACAGCTACACCAATGTTCGACAGCTACGAGGAGATCATTTTTTACATGAATCTGTTCTTGTGGAACGAACGTAAACAGTCTCCTAAAACTGCTCTGAAACCAGGCGATTTCTTCACATCCGATGCCGATTTGAAAGGAGGTGCCGAAATGAAGTTCCGTGCTTGGTGTCAAGAGTATGTGTCCTACGTCAAGGGAGAAAGTCCATTCACATTTCCCTTTCGCCTTCCTCCTCCGAGAATCGCCACACCGGTTGCCACTAGCTTTACCGGTGTTGGAATTGGTGAGTCCGATCATATCAAGTACCTGTCACTGGTCGAATCCAAGGCTCAGGGAATTCAGCAACAAACACTAGCGTCTTCAAAGAAGGAGGATGACGACATGAAACGCGTGGCAATGATCATCCCAACGATTTCCGTTCTACCCAAGAATCAGAGTTTTAATCAAACCTTCACATCCTCTGGATCGCAATATGCATACGCAAAGGAACCCTGCTTAACTCCAGAGACACTACCAAACCATTCAGCAAAGTTTGTCTCGGTGATCAAGTCTATCGAAGCCTCGAGCGGCGTTGTTCTAGTCTATTCAAACTACGTCACCCAAGGAGCAAAGTTATTTGCCATGGCTTTAGAAGAACACGGATACCTGCCTCTGAAAGGAAATACATTAATGTCGAAACCCGCTTGGACCTCTGAGTCTAAAGGCAAGTATATTCTGCTAACATCCGACGCCACCGACGTCGAAATTTCGTCCATGTTATCTGCTGTAAAGAACCGTGCGAATGTTTCTGGAAGGAATGTGAAGGTCGTAGTGACAAGCCCGCTTGTCTCTGAAGGTGTGGATTTCCGATTTATTCGTCAGGTTCATATTCTGGATCCTCACTGGAACATGAGTCGCACCGAACAGGTCATAGGTCGCGCGCTGCGAACATGTAGTCACCAAGCCTTGATGTCCGAGGAACAGAACTGTACGGTATACCTTCATGTAGTACGTGCCGAGGAAGATCGAGAGTGTTTCGATGAATACACGTATCGGACCAAGGTCGAAGTGAAGGGAATGAGAATCGCAAAAGTCCGCAAGATTCTTGCCGAATCTGCGATGGACTGTCCAATTCAGACTGCTTTGCCGTCTGATTGGAAAGAATTAGAAGTTCCTCAGATTCGCGACGAAGGGCATGAAGACGTCACATACAAATTGAAAGATATGCTTGCTCCTGCTTTCGATGAGAGCCCTGACGTAGAACAATGTAAAGTCAATCCCAGTGTCGCTGATCCTGATCACGTTCGTCCCTTGTCGACCTACCTCGACTCTCGCGATGAAATTCTTGCTCTTCTTGGCCAGAGATTCGTTGATAAGTCAATCTGGGATCGCGAACAGCTTATCGTGTCTCTCAAACCGTTCAGTCGCGACGTGGTCGTCTATACACTGCAACAGGCAATCTCCTCCGCGTTCAAGTTTATCGACTCGTTCGGACGTCCTAGTTTACTAGAATCCAAGGGAGACTTGTATGCCTTAGCACCCATCGGTGTTCCTAACGCGACCATGATTGAACGTACAACCCGACCCACGTTACAACACGAAGTTGACTTACCTGAAGTCCCTGAAGTCCAAGAAGAAGCTGTTGAGCTTCCTGATAACATTATGGATACTAAACGCAACGCCTTCAAGTGGCCTGGAAATGCCGGCACACGATTCTCGGAGTCTGTGAGGAACGGCTTCATTTTCGATCATGAATTCACTGCTGCCGAAAAGAAGGCATATCTGCTTACAAGACCCAGATTACCCTTTTCCGATCGTCTGTTCGATAGTGCGAATACAGAAGACCTAACCGGTGAAGATCTGACGAGGTTCAAGCAGTGGAATAAGGATTTGATTGAACGTTTTGTTCGAGACAAGGCCCGACTCGTAGGTTCGGTTGAAGAGAATAGTGGCATGTTTACTCTAACACCGTTTGAGATCAAAGATGGGGTGCCTACTCGAATCGTTGGATCGAAAAGCTTCAAACCGACAGTGTGTGGAACGGGTCAAAACCCCAGACCGAAAGTGGAGGCATTTGGACTCTTTGTCGACGTCAATGGAGTTGGAATTCCGAGCGAACTGAAGGGGAAGCCACTCTGCATGTATGCTGAGCTGTTAGCCCGCGAACAACATAACGTCGTCTGGTATACACCCGAAGAAATGCGAGCGATTCAATCGGAGGACAATAAGAAGGCGATTCAGAAGGCGTTCAAGTCATGAATTCTTGAGTGACGTCGTTCAAGTCGTAAAACCAAAATGAAAACTACATCCTACAAGAACAAGAAGGCATGGATCCTCTCTACGAACGCCGCGAGTTGACTCGGAATGTTCATTTGGACGCCAAGTATCTCCAACGCAATATCCACGCCAGTCTTGTAGCTCAGCTACGTCACAAGTACGAAGGCATCTGTCTTCCAGAGGGGTTTGTTCAGCCCCGAAGCATCACAATTGCCGAGCACTCGCTCGGGCGTACCAACATTATCAAGGGAGGTCTTGACTACAGTGTTCGTTTTCAGGCCGAGATCTGCCTTCCACACAATGGTCAGGTGTTTCGGGCACCTGTTGTGCTGAAGAGCAAGATCGGTCTTCATGCCGAGACGTCGCCTATCAAGGTTCTGCTTCCTCGCGACCTCCACATTGGTAATCCAGAGTTTGATGGCGTTGAGTCTGGACAGGAGATCGAGTTCGATGTCGTGGGCACTCGTTTCCAGCAGGGTGATGAGTCGATCGTTGTCCTAGGTAAGCTTCGTCAGATCATCAGGCCGAAGGTAGACACCGAGGAGGCCGAAGTTGAGCCCGACAATGTACTTGCGGCACCCGTTGGTCCGGAGTCTTCAGAGAAGAAGACCGTGACGGTTGATGTGGAGAAGACCAGGCCCGATGGTATGCGTAAGACGAAGAAGATCCGTAAACCTGCTGAGACTACAAATGAACCGAAGTCGCAAGGAACAGTTGAAGGAAAGACTGGACCTGCTTGATTCAAACGAACATGAACAGATCTTCAATATCATCAAGAAGTACACGGAGAATTATACCAAGACACAAAACGGTGTGTTAGTGTCTTCGGATAATCTGTCGGACGAATGTTTGATCGAAATCGAGAAGATGGTTACTTTTTATTTGGACCAGCATAAGCAGATGGAAGCCGATGCATTAGAACGGAAGAGTTATGAGTCGCGCTAAATCAAACGCTTCAAGATTAAAATGGAATCAAAAGGTTCATGCTAAATAGTAAGGCATCATGCTACCTTCCACCGCTCAGAAGAACCTACTCGAGTATGCCACGTTTGTCAAGAAGGACACGCATGCAGAACTCGAATGCAAGATTCTCGCCAACAAGATTCAGACTAAGGACATCGCAGACCGTATTACTACGGCACTTGCCTCCAACTCTCGCGGTGCGCCCGTGGACGAACACCGGGCACTCTTCTGCTACCCCGACGGACTTCGCGTCGTGGTCTCTGGTCCTGAAAACATCCATAAGGTCTGTACTACCGGTAGCTTTCGCGGTGTTCCACTCATCGTGGAGCGCAAGCGGAAGTACTTTGATGTCGTCACAGCCGTCTCGGGAAAGTCAGACATGATCGACCTCCCAGAATACAACATGAAGTTCACTCTTCGTCATGAGGAGCACCTGCGCAGGGACTTCTCTGGATCCCCGATGGATCCTTCCTCTCACGTCCGCATCCTCAATCGCAGGTCGTGGACTAGTCTCGACGGAACTGTGCGCTATGACTTTGCGATGGTCAAGTCCAAGACCCGTCAGACAAAGACGTTTCAGGACATTCTGAAGCAGACGCCCACCTACGAGCTCGAGCTGGAGGTGATCGACCGCAAGCCTTCGGATACTGAGATGGTCGCATCTATTCTCAACTACATCAAGCCTGTCCTCGAGGCTTACCAGGGATCCGAGTTTCTGCTGACCGTTTCGGACACCGAGCGTTACCGCCTCGAGTTTGAGGCAGCTCGTATTCCGTTTATCAACCCTGTTTCGATGGAGCGTCGTCATCTCCGAGCCGATCGGCCGCACAGTATCCTCACAGGATACACCGTGACGAACAAGGCCGACGGTGAGCGCTGCTTCCTCGTTGTCATGAGGGATAAGCGCGTGCTTCGTGTGACGCCCAGCCAGGTCATCACCTGGACGGGACTGATGGCAACCAACGATGCGCATGTTGGCGATACGCTTGACGGCGAGTACCTTGCGGATCGTAACATGTTCTGTATCTTCGATGTCTATGCGTACAGGGGCAGGGACACACGTCGCCTTCCTCTGATGATCACGGATGAGGATGTGACGCCCACGTCTCGTCTGGGATGTGCTCACGCTTTCGTGAGTGATCTCTCTAAGGACTTCATCGCACAGCCGTGTCAGAAGCCTCTACGGGTTATGACCAAGCTGTTCCTTGCAGGTGATGGTGCCTCCATGGAGGAGGCGATTCGCACCATTCTCGACACAAAGTTTGAGTATGCGACCGACGGACTGGTGTTTACGCCAAGGATGTCACCCGTGGCTCCGATGAACGAGCGTCGTGGAAACGTCTGGACAACGGTCTATAAGTGGAAGCCCGCGAGCCACAACACGATTGACTTCCTGCTCAAGATCAAGGCAGGACAGAGTTACGACGTCACGGTTGGACGGTCAGTGGTCAAGGGAACTCTGTATGTCTCTCGTTCGCCGGGCGACATCATCCATCCCTGCGAGACAATCACCGGTGAGTACGTGGAGCCGCAACTTTCTCCCGAGATGCGTGTTCTCAGTCAGACGAGGGACCGTCTCCCCTCTCCCTTCCAGCCAGGGGTTCCGCGATCTCCGGACGCTCATGTCGTCATGATCCCGGTAAACGAGCACGGAATTCCGATTGATCAGGATGGTAATCGAATCGATGACAATACGATCATCGAGTGTGCATACGATACGGACACGGCTCGCTGGACTGTCGTGCGGACTCGCCACGATAAGACCCATCAGTATCGGGTTCTGGGTAAGCCCCAGTTCGGTAACGACATCAATGTCGCAGAGGCCATCTGGACCAACATTCACGTGCCGATTACGGAGCCCATGCTTCGAACCCTCTCGAGTGTCCCGCCCGACGATACCTTTGAGGATGACCTCTACTACCGCGACAACCTCGATGCTCGTGATCGTATCCTGCAGGATGTGTACGGATTTCACAATCGGATCAAGGATGATCTGTATCGCTCATCAATCAAGTCGGGCGATACTCTGCTCGAGCTCGGAGTTGGCCGAGCAGGTGATCTGTTGAAGTGGACCAGGTCAAAGCCGTCCCTGTTGGTTGGCATTGATACCTCGATGCCTAACCTCGTCTCTACACGCCAAGGAGCGTGTATTCGGTACATCAAGTACAAGCAGCAGCACCCGACTGAGTTCCTGCCTCCCGCTCTGTTCATTCAGGGCGACATGACGGAGCCGCTGGAGGAGAGTGAGAATCGCTATGCCAAGATCCTCATGGGTAAGGAGCCTGCGAATACGCCGTACCTAGAGAAGTTCTCAAACCTCAAGGAGTTCAATGTGATCTCGTGTCAGTTCGCAATTCACTATGCCTGCGAGTCCGAGGCAAAGTTCAAGGCGTTTGTGAAGAACCTTGTCGATCATGGCAAGGGTATCTTCTTCGGGACCTGTATGGATGGCGCATCCGTGTATGCTCTCCTAATGGGCAAGAAGTCACACACGTTCCGTGCGGATACGGGTACGGGGACAAATGCCGGAGCTGGGTATGAGTCTCAGGTGTTCGGTGAGTTTGTTAAGGACTACGACGATGCTGAGGGATGGACGGAGGAGTTTGGCCAGGCGATCTCGGTTCACCTTGAGAGCTTTGAGAAGCCCCAGCGAGAGTACCTTGTACCGTTTGCCAAGATGACGGAGATTCTCGCAGGCGCGGGCTATGAGCTTGTGGGAAGTAGTTTGTTCTCGGACATCTACGCAGAGCACCACACGGTAGTGCTGACACCCGAACACCAGTCCTTCTCGTTCCTCCATCGTAGCTTCGTGTTTCAGAAGGCCGAGAAGCCGAAGAAGAAGGAGGTGGAGGCGGTGGAGGTTCCAGTGGCAGCCGACGACGGCGATGCCGATGCCGAGGTGTCTGCCAAGGCCGAGAAGCCCAAGAAGAAGATCATCAAGAAGCCTGTGGAGAAGGGTCCTGAGCCCGTGCTCTTCTTTGGAGCCGATGAGGGTAAGGGGGAGTGGCGCATGTTCTCTAACATGTTCGAGTCCCCGATTCAGATGGACTCGATCACCTTCCCTACAGTCGAGCACTACTTCCAGTGGTCCAAGGCAAATAAGTTTGGAGATGGGGACATTGCTGCAAAGATCCTGAAGACGCCATCTGCCAAGGCCGTCAAGGCACTGGGTAAGAAGGTCAAGGAGTTCAAGAAGGATGAGTGGGATACTGCGAAGGATTCCATCATGGCAGCGGCGGTGAAGGCTAAGATCATGCAGCACCCTGAGATTCGCGACAAGCTCAAGACGACGGGCGTTCGTCCCATTGGTGAGGCATCCGCTCGTGACAAGTACTGGGGCATTGGAACCTCGGCCGAAACGTCCAAGGCCGCCGACCCTTCAAAGTGGCCAGGCAAGAATGTTCTGGGCAAGATCTTGATGGACATACGTAAGGAACTGGCCGAGTGAAGACTTGGCGACTAGTAATGAAGTACCCATTCATACTGTTCTTCCGCCATGAATCGTATTCCGAAATCGACACATTCCTCAATGAACATAAAGACAGCTTAGACTGTACGATCACCATCACGAGTGACACGAAAAAACTTTTTAATTCAAGTTATCAGTTACTCATCACCTATGGAAAGCAAGAAGAGTATCAGTGTATAGACGTCAGTCGCTTCCGATTTCGTTGGGTTCACTTCGAGACACTTACCGATCTTGCTGCTTTCAATCAAGGGACCAACTTTTGCTTTGTTCATAACGCTCTTGCATCCAGAGAGACAACACGTCCGGCCTTTTCAGTCTTCATCACATGCTATGATTCATATGAACGGTTTCGTCGTCCCTTTAACAGCTTGAAGAACCAGACCTTCCTTGACTGGGAATGCGTGGTCGTCGATGATTCGCCAGATGACAAGCATTTCGAGTTCCTGCGGGATCTGGTAAAGGATGAACCGCAGTTTCGAATCTATCGTCGCGCACAGAACAGCGGCAATATTGGTAATGTGAAGAACGAAGCAGCGAGCCTTTGCCGTGGGAAGTATATCCTTGAGCTCGATCACGACGATGAGATTCTACCCGACTGCCTTGGAGATGCCGTAAAGGTCTTTGAGAGTGACCCGGAGGTTGGATTCGTCTACATGGATTGCTGCCATCTCTACGAAAACGGTCAAGCACATTCATATGGTGATCTTTTTGGTCTTGGATATGCCGGGTATTATCGCCAGAAAGTCAGGGGCAGATGGGTCAACACGATTGCCCATCCCAATATCAACAATATCACGTGCTCTCACATTGTAGCGGTCCCAAACCATCCTCGTATCTGGAGACGAGAGACTCTGATGAAGATGGGAAACTATTCCGAGTTCCTGCCCATTTGCGATGACCTTGAGTTGCTTCTCCGCACGGTGGTTTCAACGAAGATGGCTCGCGTTCACAAGCTGGCCTACATCCAATACATGAACAATGATTCAAACAACTTCTCGCTCATTCGCAGCCAAGAGATCAATCGTCTATGCAGAAAAAACATTGTTCCACAAGCCTTTGCCGACTTCAAAGTGGATGAACGTATGCGCGAACTGGGTGCACATGAGGATCCGGAAGTGGATTGGTGGAAGAAACCCATCTGGAAACGGGAAGGGTTTGAATACAAGTACTGTAATAAGGTCATAAACCTCGACCATACGAAGCAATATGCTTACATTGGCTTCAAGACCTTTTGGGATCACAGGGAGAACATTCGTGTACTTCTTGAGAATCCAAAGAATGATGTGTTTGTATTGGACAATTCATCTACGAACGATGAGCTATGTGGAGTCATGGACCTACTAAAGCTCGATCGGATCAAGTGCTATTCGATGAAAGACTGTACTCTTGATCAGATGAGAACATACTTTATATTGATCTGTATGAGCTGTAGTGATTTTGAGATCACTGGTTCTTCCGATAATACTCCTCGTAGGACATCGTCTGAGCAGGAGGCTCAGCTACATTCGGCAGGAAGCGAGAATGAAGCTTCTGACCAATGATCGCCGTCGCCTGCTCGGGTGTCATCTGACCCTTCTCGATCTTCCGCTTCAGGGCCAGCATCTCAAAAAGAGTTGAATCTGTACGGTCCTCGGCATGCATCTGAAAAAGGGAAGGGTAGTTGTAGTAGAGGATCGCATTGTCCAGCTTGAGCTTCTCCTCGAACTCCTGCTTGTTTGCCTTGAGGCCTGCCCACTTCTTCTTAGACTCATCCATGTTCCGAAGCAGTGCCTGAATCTCCGTAGCTGACAAGTCTACATCATTGATTCCGCGACGCCCATCTTCAACCTCCCGAGGTGTAAGTTCACGTGCAGCCATTTATTATACTGCGAGTAGCGTCTTTAATTGCTTCATCAGATCCGCACACTCGTCATGATGCGTCATGCCTGTCAGAATCACCTGACCTGTCCGAAACACCTTTGCGATCCACTTCTTATCAGGAAAGTAGATCTTCACTGCGGGGTAAACGGCTGGCTCGTATACAGTGGTCACACCCTTCTTACGCAGATCTGCATAGAGCGAATCCCTTGACACGTTGGAAGAGTCACAGATCTTCGTCTTGTAGTTCATCAACACCACGCGCCTCACACCGGCACCCCACTCTCCGGTCACTGCATCGGGACAGTGTTCAATAATATGAGACTTGAGCATCGTCGTTACATCACGATCATACTTCTCATCCAGAACGCCCGTGATGTGAAACACGCCGTTCTGGAAGATCTTGACAGTGATCTCCTTGCGAAGAAGAGTACCATCGCCACTTGACATGGCAACCAGAGTAATTGAGTTATGTCCGAAACCGGTTGTTCGCTTTGGCGCCTCTGCCTTGACTCGCCGCTTGATCAGGTCGCGCTTTGACGATCCCCTCTTCAAAACACCCTGCTTTTCAATCTTGATGATGGAATCGGTCAGCGGAAGATTCTGAACGAGGGTGTCGGTGTTCAGTCGAGTCCCCATCGTGTACAGCACTACCATTGTTGTCAGTGTTGGTTGGTCCATGAAGTCTTCTCGTGTAAACCCAATCAATTTCGTTTTTCCAGGCGTGAGAGAAAGACAATGGAAAACGAGTGACAACGATACAATGAAAGTTTCGAAGAGCCTTTCGCAGAATGACTTCCTCGTGAGGAGTCAACATCCAGCCCTCAAGGTATCCAAACCAGATCGTACCTCCTTTTTGGTGTTCGACAATCGAAACTGCAGCATCTACAAAACCATTGTCAAGTAAAAGACCGGACAAGTCAAAACAATCCTCTGGCTTGGGGATAGGATATGTGTAGACAGACAACATACTTGTTTTGACAGAACGTCTTTAAGATACATTCACGTTAGGTTCTATGGTGTGGATACGCGTTGTGGAAGACTTCAGACCCATTGCGGCTGTGATCGAGCACGGACATCCACTAGCAAACGTAACCTTGATACACGTAGGACAGCAGATCGTCGCATAGCCACGGCCATACGACGTCTTCTGCTGCTGGATCTGAGCCAGGGTTCCCGTCGTATCGTTGGCAATCTTGTCATTGTACTCGGGCAGTGTCGTCGAAGACAGGCAGAGGTTCGTGATCTGAGCCGGTTTTCTGTTGGCAGGCATATGAGCCTGTGCCAGAGCCTGTCCCGCGGTGTACTCATTGTAGAGCGACGTATCCTGAACAGTGTGGCCGCCGCCCGAATAGAACTGGCTGTTGGGCATCGTGGCCGTCATGTTGAGAGTCGTAGAGCACGTGGGCGTAACCACGACAGTCTCCAGATTTCCAGATGCCGCCCGACGCTTGACAATCTCTGTATGGTGAGAGGCTGTAAGATGAGGACGAGTATCTGTATAGGTTGTCAGTCTCTGTTTGTAACGTCCGAGGTATTCGCTGCAAGACATTTACTCTTAAACAAGTAAAAATGCTTAGGATTCGTATTCCCAAGGTCTTTCATTGTGTGAGTGAAGAGTGTGACGAGTTTTCGTTTGACGAGAACCAAGAGTACTGTTCTCAGTGCTTAAACGCCCGGATGAGTAAAGAAGTGACGCCGGCAACACTCCCGGCTAAGCCCAAGGTCATTCATTGCGCGCCCCTCGGCCGATATCTTACTGCCTGGGGCAAGATAGACTAGCTCATCCTTCTCGGGGCGGCCATCTTGCTTGCGATACTTTGCCACAAGACCAAGGAAGCTCTTCCACTTGCCGGCGATAGGTAGATTACATGTATAGCAACGAATCGGAATAGGGAAATCCATAGAGTGTCCACTTGTTTAGAGTGATGGCATCCGTTTTTCTTGTCTGCCCGAAGAACAATGAGTATTCCGAAAGAATGGACCCTCGTGGTCCTCGTGGTCGCTGTTTTACTGGCTTTTGCATACCTGCTGAATTCTGGAACGCCCTTACAGAAAAAGATCGATCGGGACATTGCTAAGGTCAATTCCCGCTTCACACCCACGGAGAGTGTGGATGTGGCAATGGCAATGAAGATGATGCTCCATGATCCGCCCCGTATGTTAAATCCTCCTAGGGAGCCACCGCCTATGTTACTCTATCCACCCTCAGCTGAGGACCTTGAGCGTCTGAGCGGACCCTAGAAACTTTCCAGTGTGTAGAAAAATGAGCACACTCAAGAAGTGGTTACTCTTTCTGATTGTAGCGGTTGCGTTGTTTCATACGGTCGGTGGAAGTTTCGCCGATGTATTCGGAGGCGGAACATCGATGTTTACACCTGCTCACGGATGGAACGAGGGACTGATCTATATGCTACTGGCTCTTGTTGTCGCTGTAGCAATGAAGTAATCACCACATAATTTCGAGCTCCTGAACACTCCAGAACTCCGATGTGTTGTTCGGAAGCTGACGCCGAATGATGTAAGGCAACTTCCTCTCCTCGATCTCACGCTTTGCCACATTCCAAATGAACATTGGATCACTTGTCTTCATCCCCTTCAGGTCGACAAGTGGCTTGGCACCATCGGCGATTTGCTGCGCGCGTGTAGCAATCAGAGCTGTGTACTCATACTTGCTGAAATACGGCTGGGTCATTCGAGGCTGCTTGATCGTATCGGCAACCTCGCTGCGAAAGACAGGCTTGACCTCCGGATGAAGATCCATGTATTATACTTGCTGGTGGTTCTTTTATCCGTTTTACACCTCGCTACGCTCGTTCTATTCTCACGAGTAAACAAATATGCCCCTTCTCAAAACATCGACGTCCGATTACACTGCCTTCGTGAGAGCCAGTGCTCAGCTTCCTACGAACGGCAAGATCGTGAAGTCGACGATTACAACTCTTGCATCTAGCGTTGCAGTGAAGTCTGTTGCGATTGCCTCAGTGTCGTCTGCCAAGTCTGCCCCTTCAACTAGCATCGTCTCAATTGTCTCGCGGGCGACAACGAGGAACTCAAAATCTTCTGACAAGTAAGTAATGCCCACGCTCCCTGCTTCCGATTACACTTCATTCATCAAGGCCCAGGCGGCGTCTCTGGACTATCGTAATGGAAAAGTGCCCGTTCCTATTCAGCGGGTGACACAGCCATTCGCGTTTCAGTCGATTCTGAATGCTCAGCTTTTAGGCAGCCAGATCTCGACCCTTGTTACGCCGCTTAACACAACCATCCGAGGTACTGGTCGCGTCCGTCCTCACACCGGGAAAGGAAACGTAAATCATCCCCAGGCGTTATCCACCGTGTCGTTTCAGGGCACCGGGGCCGGACAGGGCTTCAACAAAAATGTTCAGGCCGGCGGCGCTCCCCTGACGGCTCTCAAGGGCGGCGTCGGAACCTACTGGCTTCCTCCCCACGTTGGTCTCGTGGATACGAAGATGACAGGCGCTCATGCCACAACGGTCACGGGTTCCACCATGACAAACAACCCGAACGGTAACATCAATCCCCATTAAACTACACCTACGGACCAGTAGCGCTCTGCTTCCATGTCGAATCACACACAGCACACTGATACATCCAGATCACATTCTTGACATCTAACTTGATGCCTACAATGTTGGACTCCTTACCTCGAGTTGTACACGTGATATTCGGACACCGCATGTTGGTAAACCTAGGCAGAGTAGGATCATGCTTCAGATACGGGTTGATTGAATACTGGATCGACGTATCTTGCAGGAGGTCGTGGTCGTACACCACAGGATTTCCACGGGTGATCTGTTCCTCGTAAGGACAGACGCGGCACTTGAGAAAGGCAGTCTTGTCCCGCTCCTCGATCGAGTACATCATGTTGTCACACTGGGTACAGAACTTCATTTGTGTCTCTCACTTCTTATCTATACTCACATTCATTTCCTGCGTTCAAAACGGAATGTCGCCAGCAAAGTTGTCTCATGGTAGTTACACAGGATGTCTACTTCCAAGCTTCTCCAGTTTCTCGACGGTACCGGCAACGATAAGGATAATGATAAGAAGCGTTTCGGCAGGAAGGCGGAGGGTGAGAAGTCTACACATACGTCCATGTCGGGCGGGAGCTGGGCTATTGGCGAGGACGAGATCGATGAGTTCTACCGGCTGTATTGTGACCACGTTCGCAACCACGGTCCACTTCATATGACAGAGAAGAGCACTCGCATTGGTGCTGTTAGGATTGATTTGGATTTCAAGTATAACGGTCGCCACGATGAACATCTTCACAAGCAGTCGCAGGTGATCGAGTTTGTCAAGGCCGTTATGGTTGAGGTCAAGAAGTATCTGGTAATCAGCGACAATGTTGAGATTTTCGTGAGCGAGAAGCCGGAACCGACGTATTATGCTGCCACCGAGAAGAAGCCCGAGTACTCCAAGTCTGGACTGCATATCGTCATGCCGACACTCAAGACGAATCGGTTCGTGGAGGAGGATATTCGTCGTACCCTGCTGAAGCGTATGCCCGAATTCTTCCCGGATCTTCCACTTGCGGACAAGTGGGAGAAGGTCTATGATCCCGACCCACTGTCACACACGAAGCCTTGGACCGTGCTGGGTTCCAAGAAGAAGGAGGGCACGCCGTATCAGATCAAGTACATTCTGGACTGGGGTCACGATACGGGCGATGTGAGTATCGACGAGAATGTTCCTGTTATACCCACTCCCGAGCTTCTGACGAAGATGTCGGTTCGGTCTCCCGAGTCTGCAGAGACAGAGATGACAAAGGACGCAAAGGATCGGTTTGCCAAGAAGGTAGAGGAGGAGCAGGTTCGAGCTTCTATGGGAGTACAGCGTGGTCGGTCTACGAATCGAGAGGAGGGAGCCAAGCAGTCTCGTGCTTCAACTCCCGAGCGGAATGCGTATCGGCAGCTGCTCACGGATGATCGTCTTGCCTACTTTCGTCGGCACGTGGATAACCTATCGAACTTCCGTTTCGAGACGTACGACGACTGGATCAAGGTCGGTATCTGTCTGAAGAATATCCATCCCGATTCTCTGGAGTCGGTGTTTCACGACTTCAGTAGCAAGTATGACAAGTACGATCCTCGAGAGGCCCAGTCCAAGTGGAACAGCTTCAGCTTCCGGACAGACGGTCCTGTGCTCTCGGAGAAGAGCCTGCGCGCCTGGTCTCGTATGGATAACCCGATTGAGTATGAGAAGATCGAAGAGGATAACCTGGACGAGCTGATCGTGGAGGCCGCTGGTTCTGCCACGGAGCACGATATGGCAAAGGTGGTCTACGCGATGTTTCGTGATGAGTTCAAGTGCTCGGACTATGGTCAGAACGAGTGGTATCGGTTCGTGGGCCATGTATGGAGGCTGACGAAGAAGGGCGTTGGTCTACTGGCTCAACTGTCAAACGATGTACGCCACCGGTTTCTCCGCAAGGAGAATGAGATCAGCCGAGCCATGGAGCAGCTCACTTGCTCGTGTGCCAGCAAGAAGGAGCCGAATCCCGAGTGCCAGTCATGTCGCATTGAGGCTCAGAAGAAGAAGTATGCAGCCATTCAGATTCAGTTGAAGAAGACGGCATTCAAGAAGAATGTGATGGAGGAGTGCCGTCTCCTCTTCCTGGATGAGGAGCTCTCGGTTCGACTGGACACGAACAAGAACCTGCTGGCGTTCAATAACGGTGTTCTGGATACAATGACCATGGAGTTCCGCGATGGAAAGGCAGATGACTACATGAGCTTCACGACGGGGTTGGACTACTATCCTGATCGCAAGTACACCGAGTATTCTTGCTGGGGCGAGCTTGATGCGTTCCTCACGGGTATTCTGCCCGATAGCGAGGTTCGGACGTACTCCATGGCTCACCTTGCGACCTGTATGGTCGGTGGCAACCCTGCTCAGAAGTTCCATATTCTGACAGGTTCGGGTTCTAACGGTAAGTCGATGTTGATGATCCTGATGGCAACCTGCCTGGGGATGTATGCGTGTAAGGCACCGATCACTCTGATTACCCAGGATCGTGGAAAGGCAGGCGTTGCGTCGCCTGAGCTGGTGCGTATGAAGGGAAAGCGGTTCGTCACAATGCAGGAGCCCGAGCAGGGCGCTAACATTAAGACGGGTCTGATGAAGGAGCTTTCCTCGTGCGAGAAGATCACAGCCCGCGATCTGTTTGCGGGGTCGAAGGAGATGATCGATATCGATGTCCAGGCTCACTTCCACTTGTCATGTAACGATAAGCCGAAGGTGGATGCCCAGGACGGTGGCACGTGGCGACGTCTGTGCGTCATCAACTTCCCCAACAAGTTCGTCGCCAATCCTACGAAGAGCAACGAGCTTCCGGAGGACAAGACGATTCAGATCAAGGTGGAGTCTACTGAGTGGGGCGAGTGTATGATGAACTACCTGATCTCCCTCTTCCGCGCGGGTCATGGATTCCGCAAGCTGATGGTTCCTACTAAGGTTCTGGAGTACACGAGTGACTACAAGGATGAGACGGACGTTGTCGGCCGCTTCATTCGTGAGTATGTTCATGAGTGGGAGGAGGGTGAGGAGAAGAAGGGGACTACGACGGGTGAGATGAATCGCGCGTTTCAGGACTGGAAGCGCGAGAACCAGTTCCACCAGGGCTCAACAAATGAGTTGCGTCTTCGTATTGAGAGCAATCCTGCGCACGGCAAGTTTCCTGGAAAGCAGGGGTGGACTACCTTCCGCTTCGGCCCCGTCTAGTGCTTCTGCCATTGCGACGCTTGTGCGTCCTGCGACCATGACGCTTGCGGCCGCCATACGGAGCCGGAGCCGGCGTCGTCGTCGTTGTCGGCGCCGTCGTTGTCGCCGGGACTCCATAATCAGGGGCAGCGGCAGGGGTAAACCAAGTCATAGGATTGTACCAGACCATTTATAACTTAACTGTATTTTTTACTACTGGCGGGCGGCACCGATCTTGGAGAGAACGTACACTCTCAGGAGGCCGACGGTGAACACGACGAGTCCGAACGAGATGACCAGGTTCACAAACGCGGAGAGTACGTCACCCACCTTGAACGTCGTGCCTCCAACCGTCACTACGAATGCGGAGACACCCTTGCCCGCGGCCGCGGCCGGAGACAGGAGCGGGGTAATGATGTCATCGGAGAGAGCCGTGAAGAACTTTCCAACCACACCTCCGAGGTAGAACGCTGCGGTGAGAATGATGATATCCCGTGTGTCAAGCATTTTTATTAAGGTGCGTATACTTTATTTCGTAAAGACAATGGACACCCGGTACTGGGGGCCGAGTGGATGGCAATTATTCCACCTGATCGCGTTCAACTCAGAGCATCCAGACGACGTATTGAACCAGATGAAAGACATCCTTCCTTGCAAGTTTTGTCGTGCCTCGACGACCGAGTTTGTTCACAAGCATCCGTTAAGGGGGGATCCAGGCAAGTGGCTCTACGAAATTCACAGTATGGTCAATCACAAGCTCCGGACTCAGTGTAAAGACGATCCTGCCGTTACCAATCCTGGGCCCGATCCTAGCTTTGAAGAGGTGAAAAAGAAGTACGATCACATGAAACCTCGTGGTGTTCCTGGCAGAGATTTTCTGTTCTCAATTGCCGCCAATTACCCTGACGAACCTGAACCCGAACAGATGGCCATTCAGCGAAACTTCATTCGTGCTCTTGGCGATGCGTATCCGTTCAAGGAATTACGATCGGTCTGGAAAACCCACGGTACACCCGAGCTGACCAACCGCAAGGCGTATATGAAGTGGATGTACGGGGTATTGTATGATCTTGCAAAGAAGACTCGGTCAAAAATACCCAGCTTTAAAGGATACGCCCACCATGTGGCTTATTATCGAAGTGGCTGCTCGAAGAAGACATACCATGGAAAAACATGTAGAAAGACCGGGGGTGGTCGCACCAAGGACCGTGATCATCGCAAGACATTCAGAGTTTCGCATGTGTCTCTACTCTAGTTCGTAACGTATCCCCTATCGACGACGTCGGCCTCCTCCCAATCGCAGCAGTGCCAGTCGTAGAAACCAGAGAAGCGATGGCGCTTACGCAGGTGTTTTGCGGTGAGATCGGGGCTCCTCATCTCTTCGGGATCCCCAAACAGTTCTCGCATCCGCATGAATGCCTCTTGCTCCGGGGAAAGGACGTCCCACGTTTCGTTCTCGAGTGCCCCCCTCATCAACCAGTTGCGATCGAACTTGGCAAATCGAATCGCGCATTCCACATCGTCGTCGTCGTCCTCGATATAGACGCACTCGAGGTGTGGTGGGTAGATCCGCTGGGCAGACCGAATCGCAAGTCCGCGAGACACCCTTGCCTCTCGGCGGATGCGCTCAATCTGGTCCTCGCGAATGTAGATGTTCTTCATCCTCTTATACCTTGGGTCAGTGCTCGGGTCGGGTTGAGGAGGTTCAGGTTCCGCGAAGTCCATCCGACACATCGGACAGGTCTGGGCGCTCTGCATCCATGTTGTCATACACTTCAAGTGAAAGGTATGAGAACAAGAAAGCGTGCAGTTGTTGGTGTTGCTGGTTGCAGGTTCGTAGCAGATAGGACAGTCCATGTTACTTCTTGCGGTTTTTGTTGGCGACAAATCCATTTCGCGCGTGCTTGGCAGAGTACACGTCCGCCTTCTTTTCCTTAGCAGTCTTCTTGGTCTCGCGACGAGTCTTGGGTGGGTCCATGATTCCTAGTTTATTAGACTAAAAAACTCCGTTTTACTGGCGGCGACCACGACTGCGACGGCCACGACGGCTACGGCGACGACTACCGGCGGAGAGAGGGGCTCCATCCAGAGGGTCTGTCGGGCTCGCAGCACCCGCGCCCGAAAACGCCAGGTCGGAGCCCGCACCGAACGAGTTGAACGGCTGGACACCATCTCCGCCACCGCCGTACGTCTTCTTCGCCAGCTTCAGCACCTGGCCGAACTTCATACCCTTATGCGCCTTCATTGTCTTCTTGACGTGAACGAGCCACTTATTTCCACGCTTTCCACCTTCAGGCATTTATTACACCGGCAACAAAAGTTATTGTAGCCCCGAGGATTTTTCAACAAACCCAGGTTGGACGCGAGGCGCCTCAAACAAAATCCACTGGCATCCATATGCGAACGCAGTGTCTGGATTTACCTTGGACGACGCAAAGACGGGATCGGGCGCGACGATCGTTATACTAGAACGATTGTATGAAACGAGCTCACGCGCATCCCGAGGGTGAATGGCTTGGCCGTATGTAAGGTGACGAAGATGCGATTCAGTCCACGAGAGGTTAAGCATGTCGCCTAATTCAGTCCCCTGAATACCTCCTGAAACTAAAATGAGTTTGTCAGCCAGATAATCTATTTGAACAGCGTGAACATCTTTTATGTCCGTCAAGTTCTTACGGACCGTAGTCTTGAGAACCTGGGCGGCCTTATTCAGGGTGACACTGTTTGTCACGTGAGGAACAATGGACAGAATAAATGGATCCTTGCTAGGAAATGCCTGGATTAACGCCACACAGACCTCGTCGAATGTCCAGTATTCGTATGCATAATCATAGCTGGGATCTATGTCCTTCTTCGCCACAATCGGTTTCCCATTCTCATCGGCGTAGAGGTGGACTTCCAATAGACGATATCCACTGGCTACCGTTTCAGATGGATCGGCATACACCTTGCCCGAGCAATGGTAATCGCAGAGTCGCTTGCGAGAGAGTATTTCAGGCTGTTTCCCGTCAGTCCAAATTGTGTAGCCAAGTACGGCGAGCAACCCTACACCAATGACAGCTTCCATTGTTTCTTCTTTGGTATTTTAAACCACAAATCACGCCACCAATTCATAACGTCGTCGCCGACCTTGTCTTCCATGGGGATACCCAGCAAGCAGGCATAGTGGAAATACAAGCAGTACATTCCACATTCAGAATCCTTGAACTGGTGACGAGTGGCATTGTACGTCATCTTCATTGGCTTGGCGTGGATGTGCGTTTCATCCCATTGTTCCTTCCACCGTTTCATGAGAACCTGAATCTCCTTCTCGGGCGAATGAGCATAGGAATCAAAGTACGTCACGCGAGGGAATTCGAGTTCGGGACGAATATCGCAAAACAGGGCAATCCAGTGCTCGCCCGGTCCATCGTGAGGATCCGTGTTGAACACAATACCAATTCGGTGGTGGCCTTTCTTATACAACTCAGGTAGCTTCACGCTGCACAGTGTCGAAACAATACACTTGTTGGTCTCATTTTTAAGATCAAAGTCAATCGGAATACAACCGACGAAACAATAATCAGCAAAGATCTCCTCGTAGCTCTTCTCTACAGCATCAATGTCATCAGACGATAACCACTCTGTGCGCTTTAATGTCCATTCCTTCGGAGCCTTCGGACGTCTCAGCATGGATGAGATAATACACTCTGACGCTCCAGTCGAACACTTTTCACGAAACCGATCGCGTATACTCGACCATACAGTTTCCAAGTCCCCGTCGGGGATTGGACCTTCGTTCTTATGTTCCTTGTTGTAGACCTTTCGAAGATTGTCGATTTCCTCCTTGTCAAGCCAGGACATCCTTGTTCAAAACGGATAGTTTATTGTCCACCTCTTGGACAATCAATGGATGCTCTTAAGTCAGTTCTCACTCGCTATGTTGACATCAGCAAGCGCATCGGCGAGGCCAATCAGCACGTGAACGATCTTCGCGATCATCGTCGGACAGTTGAGCTTGATCTCGCAGCTCTCTATGGGAATTCTCGCGAACAGCTGCCCGATACGATCGAGCTGAAGAGTTCGGAGATGATCTTTAAGGTGAAGCGACCCAACGAGTGGAAGAAGGGTTGGTCGCTTTCGAAGAAGGAGTTGAAGGGGTATTTGCTAGAGATCCTGCCCGAGCACGGTGAGGATCTTATGAAGGAGATTGAGCGGAGACAGGAGGCCAAGATGGTGGAGACTGATTTCGGTTTCGAGTTGAAGGCGAAGAACTAAGGTTGTCTTCAATTTCCTTGAGTGTCGTTTGTAGTTCCAGAATGTATCGCTTTGCTTGGACCAGGTTCTCGTGAGGTAAAAACCCACTCTGGATCCGCATTACATTGCAGACGAATGAAGCATTCGTACTCAAAACTCGCGAAGCCAGAGTGACCATAGGCTTCACCATCAACGTGATATGAATATCACCAACACAATATTTTTAAATACCATCGTCCATGCGACCCATAAAGTACCATCGCATGCGCCTCTCTACATCCCGATTCAATAATTCAAATACACCGCTCCAGTTCGGACGTATAATCTTGCGAATATCCTTGATGTCGTTCACAATTTCATGACGATCTACATATCTTCTGTTCGCCGTGATACCGTGGAACAGGTGATACACCTTGCCGGGAACACACGTGATTGTCGGCCTCGGCGTCTCTTTTTTGTATTCATCAAATGACGGCTTGAATGCAGGCTTTAGGTAATTGCCCTTGAAATCAACACCAAGCCACGCAGCAACGGACAGAGTGTCTCCGCTTCCCGTGATGCCATACTCGTAAAACCCATACGTGCGAAACCACTTGCGTTGAAAAGCCCATGCGAACCCAGGGTGAAGCATGGAATCGTAGGGTTTGGTCCTGTCCATGAAGACGGCCGATTTTCTCTCTTGAAGTGCTTTCGTATATGTGATGTCCATCCATACTGCAGAGCTAAACGGCTGGACTACATTGTGTTGATTCAGTGATTCAGATACAGTGTAATACCAGTTTGGATTACCAAAGACGAGGTCGGCGTCCATGAACAGAAGCTTAGAGTACCACCACGAAACCTTCTGTTCAATCAGACGACAAAGCTGTTCCTTGTTAAACATGCAGGTCCTTGCGCGAACTACAAAAGCCTCGGAGAGTTCAGGATCCCCACTACCATACACAAGTTCCAGTGTATAGAATGGGATTCCGGCACACTTCATCTTCTCCACCGTGTAGAGGTAGTTCATCACCATTCGCTTCGACTTGGCAGGGTTAAAGAATACAAAGCATACGGCCATGTCTTTCACCAGTGGCGCAAAGTACCGTATATCCGTTACATTAGGAACAGATGGAGGCGACTGAACGACGGGAAGGGATGGTGGAACGATAACGGTTGTTAGTGTCATTGTTAGAAAACGGATAAAAAGACCACAGGAGTAACTATGTCAATGGACCTTTACTCACCCTACAACCCTCGCAACCGAGCCTTCAAGGAGTCTGATATCCATCGGATCCTTCATCGTTACGGTCTTCATCACTACCGAGTTTCCAATCCCAAGATCTTCCAGACGGCCATGGTCCACACGACCTATGTCCGTCGACTTGAATACACTACACCCGATGGGCGACCTGCTAGCCTGTCCCCATGTCCTTCAGGGGTGATGCCCTTGCAAGATGCTTCCTACGAGTGCCTAGAGTTTGAGGGCGACTCAGTCTTGGGCGTCTGTATTGCTACCTATCTGCGCAAGAAGTACCCTGAGAAGAAGCAGGGGTTTCTGACCGATGCCCGCAAGGAACTTGTGAACAACGACCGCATCGGCCATCTTTCACAGCTTATCGGACTCGACGTATTCTACGTAATCTCTCGTCACAATGAAGAGTCTGTTGCCATCAATGGACGCAACAACATTCAGAAGCTAGGCGATGTATTTGAGTCGTTCATCGGGGCTCTGTGGTCAGATTGTGGTAACCGGTTCAACATTGTCTATACGTTCGTGACGACGGTCATGGAGACTCACCTTGACATTGAAGAGATCGTAAACACGGTCACCAATTACAAGGACGTCTTTCAAAAGTATTGTCAACGAGAGTGGAAGATCACGCCTACATACGAAATGAGAAGCAATGACCCTCAGAAGAATGAGATCGTCGTTGCTGTCATTGTGAGTGGAAAAGTCTATGGGATTGGAGTAGGATCAACTCGTAAGAAGGCTGAGCAGTTAGCAGCAAAGGAGTCGCTCACCAAGGTCGATCACGTGCCCATCTGATCAAGAAAACGTTTCTCAAACTGGGGATATGTAGTAAGCAAAGTTGCAGATTCTCCCATATTGGCGGCACGCTTTGTCTCGGACTCACGGCGGCGCGCCACCGCCGCCGCGTCTCCAATACGTGCATCTATCTTGATCTTTGCATTCAACGACTTTATATTCTCAAGAACTTCCACGAATCTTCTATATGCTTCCTCCTCCTCCCCTCCACCGCCTTTCAGTTTCTTCTGCGTCGTGACCCTGGCAGGCTTACGACACTGAAACTTCTTGAGTGTCCTTCCCTTTGTCTGCAGGACCGATTTGACGCAGATCGCAATCGCACCCTTTTCCTTTGTGGATCCCTGACGAGCCTTGATTGTCTTGCGAACAGCCTTGATACAGCGACAGAACTTACGTGTCTGTCCGCCTCCCATTATCTCGTTGTAGTAAACGCAGAAGAATATATCCTCGCAAAGAATAAACATAAATGGGTGGAGGTCTTCTTCAGCTCGTCGCATATGGCGCTCAGGATGCATACATCTCTGGAAATCCTCACATCACCTTCTGGAAGGTACTCTACAAGCGGCATACCAATTTCGCCATGGAGGCCTTCCGTGTGAACTTCACAGGTGCTCCGGCGTGGGGTCAGCGCATGGTCGCCGTAGTCAGCCGCAATGCTGATCTGATCTACAAGACCTACCTCCAGGTTGTCCTGCCGGATACGTCGGCGACATCAGTTCCTTCCGGCGCAGTCACATGGACAGGTGATGCCAACCGCCGTCTCGGATACGCTCTGCTGAAGAAGATTGAAGTGGAGATTGGTGGTCAGATCATCGATACTCACTATGGTGAGTGGCTCTTCCTCTGGGAGAACCTGACGGCCAACTACGACACCTCCGTCAAGCTGGATTCCATGGTGGGTGGAAACATCTCCGGAACGGTTACGACGCAGAATTCTTGCGGTGGTCGTCCGGGCGTCCTCTACATCCCTCTCCAGTTCTGGTTCTGCCGCAACCCTGGACTGGCTCTGCCCCTCATCGCCCTTCAGTACCATGAGGTTCGCCTGAACTTTTACATGGCGGCTGCTACGGACCTTGTCTCGTCCACCGGCTACTCGAGTGTCGCTGCCGCCGCGGCTAACCTCCCTCAGATCAAGGAGATGTCGCTCTATGTTGACTATATCTACCTGGATGTTGAGGAGCGCCGCCGCTTTGCTCAGCAGTCTCACGAGTACCTGATTGACCAGCTCCAGTATGGCATGCCCCAGACGATCACGAGCGCGGCTGCCCGTATCGACCTGACGCTGAACCACCCGGTCAAGGAGCTGGTGTGGGTCTTCCAGGATACTCGTAAGACAGACTGCTCCAGTGATCTGACCGCATCGGTTGGATACACACAGCCGTTCAGTTACGATGACATCGTGGGCAAGTGCCGTCTCCAGATCAATGGACAGGATCGTTTCGACGAGCGGTACGGTGACTATTTCTGGAAGGTTCAGCCGTACCAGCACCACTCGGGTGGCGGGTTCTGGCCGACTCGCAATCACCTCAACAACCAGATGAACACGTCCGGTGCTTTTGCGGCGAACACGTCTCCGCAGTCCAGCTTCAACGGTTTCGTGGTTAACGGCAATGTGCTCGTGGTGACGACCACACCCACTGGAAACATCATCACTGATAACATGCTGATCACGGGTGCCAACTTTGTCCCTGGTACAACGATCATTGCGAATGGATCTGCCGCGACTATCAACGGAAGCTCGTATGCGGCAGGCGTTGGTGGTCAGGGCACCTACGTCCTGAGTGTGAGCCAGCCGCCCACAGTTGCGAGCACATCGGGTACGGCTCAGACCATCTATGGTGTTGCCCAGGATGCCACCTACCCGACGACATACAACCCGATCAACGTCTACTCGTTTGCTCTCCAGCCCGAGGAGCACCAGCCGTCTGGAACGTGTAACTTCTCCCGCATCGATACCACAACCCTGGTGTTCGACAGCATCGTGGTCAACGGTGTTCCTCGCCCGTCCAAGTCTACGCCGTTCACGTTCCGCGTATATGCCGTCAACTACAACATTCTGCGTATCATGAGCGGCATGGGTGGACTGGCCTACAGCAACTAGACCCGCGTATTAGGACTACACTCACCAATTCCTAGTGTCTGTTGCATCATAATCGGAGCAGGATGCCCAGCACCCGCACACTTTTCGTGTTCATGGCCGAGGATATGACCCATCTCGTGCGAGATGATATACTGGCGATACTCGTACAGAGACAGTTTACTTTTAGGACCTCCAAGTGTCCAGAGAACTGAGTTAACTCTCAAGTGTCTTCCACCTAACTCAGCACAGTTTAGTTTCGGATCACAACCCGCTGTCCGCAACCCTGCTGGAGACGACATGTGGATAACCACATCTGTCTGACCTGTTTCTTTCAATACAAAATCATATCCCTTGCTACTCCATCCATGTGGATCAGCAAGGTATATCTGTACATCCCGAGTGAATTCCTTCAGTGGAAACTTCACATCTGGATCGATGACTACGCAGAATGTGACTACCTTCATTGAAAATGAATTAGGTTTTTAATATTCATCTCAGACAGGGAGAATGCCTCGTTGCGACTTTTGTAAGAAGAAGACACACCTCGAGTTCAAGTGCACCTGCAGTGAAAAAGTATTTTGTGTGAAGTGTCGGACCACCGAGATTCACAGATGTGACATCAAGTTTGAGAAGCCCAAGTTAGAGAAGGTTGTGAGAGAGAAGGTTGAGAAGATTACCTGATCGCCTCGCACTCGTAGAGAGGCGGCATGTTGTTCGCCGGGGGCTCCAGGTACTTCAGGAAGGCATTCATGATCTTTGCCTTCCGCTTGTGGTCCATCCCCGCAAAGTCCATGACGGACGCCACGATCCCCCCGTCCCACGTGATCTCGGTCGAAAGGTAGATCGTGTCCGTGTTCCTGTCCGTGAAGACAACGAACCACCTCGGCTCGTTGATCGCCTGATGGTAGGATGCAGTCATGTTGTAGTTGAGCTCGTTGATTGCGTTGTTGGCAGCCTCGAGGAAGTTCATCTTGTCACTGAAGTCTATCTTCTAGTGAAAAACAAATCCATTTTGTAGATAAATGCACGTGTTCATCGAAGCGATCTTAGTTGGTGTCTTTTTCCTACCAATCTTCTGGGCTACGGAGAAACTGGGACTGAGTAAGTGGGTGACGCTCTTTCTTGCTGGTGTCTTTTTTCATCTCCTCGCAGAGGTTACGGGTGTGAACAAGGCATACCTGATGGCTCACCAGTGAGACCCTGCTGATGCCCCATCTATGCGTGGTGCAGTGACAATCACCTCGTTAACCTGATAATACAAGTCCTCAATAACCTCATAGTGTCCAATACGCTCTCCACACAGGAAACCGATGAAGCGGTCGATCTTCGACTCTTCATCGCTTGAGCCCCTCACCGTCACAGCAAAGAAGCACATGGCCTCTCCAACGGTCAAGATAATTGGGGTCACCTGCTGTGAGGTTTGAGCGATAACATGACGGTAGATCCCGCGCCCCGGGTCGTCAAATGGCAGACACGTATTCACCGCATGGTTGAGTGAGTCGAGACTGAACGGCTTGATGCGAATTGTTTCAATGCTGGTATCCATCCTGAGTTGGATTGTCTTGCTGATCGGAAATCCATTTCGTCCAAAACGGATTTGTTCGGTCCAGAAAAACTAGAAAGCCCCTGCCAAGATGTCTTCTCTTTCTTCTCTTCGCTCCCAACTCTACAACCACTCTTCTCCCCGCACCTGCTCCGGATGGTCGTGCATGTGCATGTTCCCATTCGGATTCGGAGGCAGCCGGGTCAACATCTGCTTCATCTACGGGCCCAACGCCATGGCCACACCCCTTGACATCAAGAATTGGCAGGAGCTTCGGAACGCGAGGTTCCGCCGCGCCTTCCAGAAGACGCTGAGCGACAACATGCGCATCAAGACCAAGCACGCCTTGGCCAAGATGAAGCGGAACGTCGACCAGCAGCTCGACGACGAGTACTGGGCCACGAACTCGGTGTTCACGGACACTCGCGAGCGCGAACGCGAGGAGGAGAACGAGTTCAACCGCCTCCGGTGGTACAACGAGTGGCGCGACGAGTCCCTCGCTTCATCTGTCCGCAGCATCCAGTTCCTCCGCGAGTAAACAACCACCAACCCACCAGTAAAAAAATATATTTTTTTTGTGTTCTGAGCTTCTCAGCCCGTTTACTCGGAG